CTCTACTGGTTTAACTGTTGCTAAATTAATTTCAGCAAAAGATTTACTAGATAAAGCAGATGTTGACCCTTCTATACCAAGACACATTATAGTAGGTCCAGAGCAACTAGGTAATCTATTAGGTGACGCTAATGTCACGAGTTCAGATTTCAATACCGTCAAAGCACTCGTGCGTGGCGAACTTGATTCTTATCTTGGCTTTAAATTCACAGTATCTAATAGGCTGCCAAAAACAGGTAACGACAGAACGTGTATTGCTTACGCACAAGACGGACTTCTTCTAGGAATCGGAAAAGATACTTCCGCAAGAATAGACGAAAGAGCTGATAAATCTTATGCTACGCAAGTATACTACTGTCAAACAATCGGTGCAACTAGAATGGAAAAAGTAAAAGTAGTTCCAATCATTGCAATCGAAGCATAATAGGAGATAAATAATATGGCTGTAACAACACAAAATAGCACAGAGTACGCTGCTACAATAGCTACTCCACTTGTTTTAGCAGGTGCAAGAAGTAATACTGGTAAGTTAAGAACACTTGCTTTCTCCTTCAATCAAGATGGTGTAGGTGATGCTGGTTCAAAAATCGTGCTTGGAAAACTTCCAGCAGGTAGAGTTAAAATCATAGGTGGTTTATCTAGATTTTTCTGTAACATTGTTGCTAGTAATGCAACAATCGATATTGGAAACCAAGCATATACTGATACTTCAGGAGCAACAGTTGCTGCTGATCCAGATGGTATGGTTGACGGACTAGATGTCGATACTGTTGGCTATCAAACTATGGAAGGTAACACCGCTGCAACTAAATTGCTTGGTGGTAACCATAAATTCGATAGTAATGATGGCGTTGTCATTCAAATCACAAGTGTTGCGGCACTTGCTGATGACGATGATGTTGACGGAGTAATTACTTACATAGTAAGTTAATAAAAATTAAATGGGGGAGCAATCCCCCATTTTTTAATATATAACCAATGGAGATAACATGAGCTTATACAAAAATATGAACGCAAGAAAAAAAGCAGGAACTTCAAGACCAAAATCTAAAAGTACAATCACAAAGAAAGCCTACTCAAATATGAAAGCTGGTTTTCCAAAAAAGAAAAAATCATAATCAATGGCATCAGTAGTAGACATTTGTAATGGAGCATTAAACCAATTAGGTGCTACTACTATTCTGTCATTAACAGAAGATTCAAAAAATGCACGATTGTGCAATTCAAGATATACACAAGTTAGAGACGCAGTATTCAGACAACATCCTTGGAACTGTTTACAAAAAAGATCATCATTAGCAAAAGATGCTTCAACTCCAGCATGGGGGTTTACTGCTCAATTTGTTTTACCAGCTGATTGTTTAAGATTACTTACTATTATAGATTACGATTCTAATTACAAAGTAGAAGGTAGAAAAATTTTAAGTAACACTTCCACTATGAAAATTTTATATATATCAAGAATTACAGACCCTAATGAATATGATGAATTATTAAGAGAAACTTTATCTGCTGCATTAGGAGCAGATATTGCTTATGGAGTTACATCTTCTAATCCTGTGTCTGAAAAAATGTACACGTTATATCAAGATAAATTAAGAGATGCTAGGTTTGTAGATTCAACTGAAGGTCAAAACAATTCACCTGATCTTGGAATGTCTGATTCAATAGATGCTAGTACTTTTATTAACTCAAGGTTTTAATAAATGGCACGAGTTGCAGTACAGCTTACTAACTTTACAGGTGGAGAATTATCTCCACGATTAGATGGTCGTAATGATCTTACTAAATATTCATCTGGTTGCACAAAATTAGAAAATTTTATTATCTACCCACATGGTGCGGCAGCTAGAAGATCGGGTACAAACTTTGCAGCTGAAGTAGCAGATAGTGCAAACAAAACAAGGTTAATGCCTTTTGAATTTTCTACATCTCAAACATATATGTTGGAGTTTTCTAATTTAAAAATTAGAGTTTACAAAGATAGCAGTACAGTATTTGAAGCTAATAAAACTATAACTGCAATTACAAAAGCTAATCCGGGAGTAATTACTTCTAATAGTCATGGTTATTTAACAGGTAATGAAATTAAAATTACAAATATTGTAGGTATGACAGAACTAAATGAAAAAAGATTTTTAGTTGTTAAAATAGATGGTAATACTTTTTCTTTAAAAAACAAAGATGGTGTAGCAATCAACACTACAAATTTTACTACTTATAGTTCAGCAGGAACTATGAATAAAGTTTTTGAAATAACAACACCTTATACAACTGCACAACTTTTTGATATTAAATTTGTTCAATCAGCTGATGTTATGTATTTATGTCATCCCGCACATCCACCAGCTACATTATCCAGAACAGGTGATATTAGTTGGACATTAGCTGATGTAGTATTTACTAAAGGACCATTTCAAGATGCCAATATTACAGACACAACTTTAACACCTTCTTCAGCATCTACAGGATCAAGAACAATTACAGCTTCACAAGTAACAGGAATTAATGGTAATGCTGGTTTTTTATCTACTGATGTTGGAAGGTTTATATATTTTAATGATGGTTATGGAAAAATAACAGCTGTGGGTAGTACAACAAGTATTACAGTAGATGTTACTATAGCTTATGCTAACGGAAATGCTATTACTTCTTGGCAACTAGGATCATTTTCTAACACTACAGGTTTTCCAACTTGTGTTACTTTCTTTGAACAAAGATTAGTATTTGCAGGAACAACTAACCAACCACAAACTGTATTCTTTTCTAAATCTGGTGACTATGAAAACATGGATGCAAACATTGGTGGTACTGTAGCTGATAGTGATGCTATTATTTATACGATTGCATCTAACCAAGTTAATGCAATTAGATTTATGACAGCAACTAGAACTTTGGTTATTGGTACAGCAGGTGGTGAATTTACAGTATCAGGGGGTGGAACAGATAGTGCTATTACACCTACTAACATATTAATTAAAAAACAATCTAACCATGGATCATCTAATTTAGATGCTGTTTCAGTAGGTAACGTAACTTTATTTTTACAGCGTGCTAAAAGAAAAGTTAGAGAGTTAGCTTACAATTTTGATGTAGATGGATATTTAGCACCAGACATGACTATTCTTTCAGAACATATTACGGAAGGTGGACTAACACAATTAGCTTACCAACAAGAACCTAATCAAATTATATGGGGAGTTCGTGGAGATGGTGAGCTTATAGGTTTAACATATCAAAGAGAACAAGAAGTAACAGCTTGGCACAGACATATATTTGGTGGTATTTTTGGTATACCTAAAATTACAGTTACAGATTATGCAAATATTATAACAGGCACAAGAATTGTAATTACAAAATCAGATGGTACAAAAATTACTTTTACATCTACAACTGGCACAGCTTCTGCTCAACAATTTAAAACACAAACCAATAATAACACAACAGCTACTAATTTAAAAAATGCTATTAATACTGCTAACACCGCATCTTTAACTGGAGTTACAGCTACAGTTAATAGCAATGTTATTACATTAGTGGAAACTACACCAACAGGATTAAGTTATTTAACCATGAAAAGTTTTGACATAACAAGATTAACAACTGTTAGCCAAACTAAAGCTGAATGTGAAAGTGTTGCAGTTATTCCTACTGATAATGATGAATACCAAACATGGGTCATTATTAAAAGAACAGTTAATAATATTACAAGAAGATATGTAGAATTTTTAAATACGTTTAAATTTACAGCAACAGACAATACAACATTTAATTTTTTAGATAGTGCAGCTTCTTACAGCGGTTCAGCCGCAACTACTATTTCTGGATTAGATTATTTAGAAGGTCAAACAGTAAACATTTTATCTAATGGTTCAACACATCCTACTAAAATTGTTACAAATGGTTCTGTTACTTTAGACAAACCATCTACAGATGTTAAGGTAGGATTAGGTTATCAATCAATATTACAAACAATGAGACTTGATGCTGGTTCACAAAACGGAACATCACAAGCTAAAACAAAAAGAATATACGAAATTACTTTAAGACTATTTGAATCTATTGGAGTTGAAGTAGGTGGTAATCTATCAGACATGGAAAGAGTACCATTTAGAAAATCATCTGATGTTATGGATCAAGGATTACCCACATTTAATGGTGATAAAACTGTAGAATTTAGAGGTAATTACGATACTGATGGATTTATATTTGTTAGACAAACTCAACCTTTACCTTTAACTGTTTTATCTTTATACCCAGACTTACAAACAAATGATTAATAAATTAAACATAGTTCCCTATACTTTTGAACATGGAAGATTTATTTTTTCTTGCCAAGCTAATTATAAAATTTTAGAAAGTGATGCTGAATTTGTAACACTACAAGGCGATGCAAAAAATTTAGAACAAAACAATCTAGCATTTACAGGATTAATAAATAACACACCTGTATTTTCAGCAGGTATGAAAATGGTGTGGGGTCAAGTTGCTGAAGGTTGGGTTATTGCTACAAATGAAATGTGGAAATATCCTTTAGCCACAGCAAAAGCTATTAAAAAAGATTTTGCTAGAGTTGCAAAAGAACATAATATACAAAGAGTACAAACAGGTATTAGAAAAGATTTTCAACAAGGTATTAGATTTGCCGAGTGGTTAGGTTTAGAAAGAGAAGGTTTAATGAGAAAATGGGGATTTGACGGATCAGACCAATATATGTATGCGAGGATATTTTAATGAGTGTTGCACAAGCAGTTACAATAGGAGCAACAGTTGTACAAGTTAAACAACAAAGTGCTATTGGTAAATACAATCAACGAGTAGCAAATAGAAATGCAACTATTTCAGAACAAGAAGCAGGACAAATTGAGAAACAAGCTGACTTTGACATTGCAAGATTTGATCAAAGATTTAGACAATCAGTAGGTACAGTAGAAGTTGCTTTAGCAAAATCTGGTGTTGATATAACTAGCGGTTCTGGAGCAAGAGTTACAGAATCTAATAAATTAGAAGCAGAAATGCAAAATAAAATTACAAGATATAATGCAGATGTTGGTGTGGCTAACAAAATGGAAGAAGCAAGATTTTCAAGAATACAAGGACAAATGGCAAGACAACAAGCACGATTAGCAAATATATCTACTGTTGCTAAAGCTGGAACTAGCTTATTAGCTACAAGTAACTTTGGACAAAAATCTATTTTTGGTAGCACACCTAAATCTCCTTTTGGAGATAGAAGTAGTTATCCTAATCCATTACCGGGAGCAGATTATTAATGCCTAAAATTCCTACATTCACATCTGAAGCAAGACCTACAGCACAAGTTGGAAGTGTTAAATCTAATTTACAAATTCCTTTATCACAAACTGTTGCCGGTGCTTTGTCTCCTATAACAGATTTTGTTGTAAAGAAAGCTGTACAAGCAAACGATACACAGAATAGAACTGAAGCATTAAGATTAGGAAATGAATTTACTAGAGAATTACAAACTATTGAAGATAATATTCAAAACGATAGTGTATTAGGATTAAACAAAGAAGCATCTAATGCTTATTATAAAGAACAAACAAATAGTTTAATTAGTAAATTTAAAGGAGATGCTAGTAATAATGCTACTAAAACTTTATTTGAAAACAATGCCTTAAGTGCTGTCAATAGAGGAATTTTTAGAATTGATAATAAAGTAGAAAAAAATGTTTTATTAGACTTAACAACTCAAGTAGAAACACAAGAAACTTATTTAATTACTCAAGCTCTTTATGGTAGTGATCAACCAAATGCTGAAGGTAATAACAGAGCTGTTAATGCTTTTGATTATGCTACTCTGCGAACTAATTTAACTAAACTATATACAGATGCTTTTACTGGAAAAATACCTGCTGCAAAACTTAATGAAATGCTTGGTAATATTCCAGCTCTTGTACAAGGCTATCAAGCTAACAAAGATATAGGTAATAGTCCTAGACTTGCTTTACAAGAATTAAAAAAAGGTAATGATAGTACTCTTTATCCAGATTTAAATTTAGACCAAAGAACTCAATTAATAAAAGATGCTAAAACTATTTTAAGACCACAGATAACTGCTGAATTTAAAAACTATCTTACAGCTAGATCATTAGGTAAAAAAGAAGATGAAATGCCACGATTTAATACTAATATAGTAAGAGAAATATTTTCAAAACCAATAGCAGACCAAATAATAGTGCAAAAAAAAACAGCAGATGACAATGCTAACAATGTTAATTTTTTACACTCTTTAAAAAATCAAGATTTAGATTCTAATTTAGAAGCAATAATAAAAGACAATGAAGCAACATTATCTATTAATTCTGCTTTAGCATCAAACAATTTTTTAACAGATGCGGTTGCAAATATAAAATCTCAAAGAGAAGATAATCCTGTTCAATATATATTAGACACAGATTCTGAAATTAAAAATGAAGTAATCAAAATCTCAAATATGTCTACTGATCCCGATGATCCTACTAAAACTGCGGCTCAATTAGATATTGTAGAACAAATAGTAGAAAAACAAGAAGCATTAGGTATACCAAATAAAAAAGTTATGACACAAAGTCAATCAAAAGAATTTATCGCAAGGTATCAAGAAATTGCAAAAAATTCAAATGGAGATGAGTTAATCTCTATGATGCGTAGTTTAGCTACTGAATATGGTGATTATGAAGGACTTGCACAAATACAATTAAGAGAAGATGGCTTACCTTTTGAAGCAGTTGCTCCTACTAATTTAGGCAATGCCACTCTTGCAACCATGGCTCTTTCTTTTAATACTCCAGAAAAAAAAAAACAAGTAATGGCTTTTGTAAAAAAACAAAATAAACTTTTTGAAACAGAGGTTAAAACAACAATCAATGCGGAAATTTCAGAATTTACTGACATTATAAGAAGAAACACAAGCCTAGATAGTTCACAATCATTAACACAAATTAATGATATAGAAGAATTTTTAACTTATATAACAGCACAACAAATGATTGGTAATCCGGGAATGTCTCAAGAAGATGCTACACAATTTGCTGTAGATAGTTGGATGGAAAGTTTTGTTATAACAGACACTTATTATATTGGAAAACAGCAAGGC